CAGGAATAAATCATTCGAACATATTGAAAGCTGTTAAGAAACAACGCGAACACGCTGGTGGTTTTTTGTGGGAGTTGCGTGATTAGAAATTAAATAAAATGGCACTGACCAGAAAACTGGAGGTGGCGATTAATCCTTAGAGATAAGGGTTAATTGTCACCTCTTTTTGCGTTTAGAGGGGGAGTGAGAGCGTGAAGTACACCTATGACATAGCAAGTGAATACAGAACAGAATTGCAGCAGCTGAGACGGCAGCACATGGCAACCAAAAGAGAGATAGCTTGGTTGAGAGAACTGGACGAATACGGGGAACGGTTAAGTGAGTTAGAAGCGGACTTAAAAGTGATCAGCGGAATGATATCCAGTACGGAATACGCACTTTTCTGGATTGAGAGCGGTCATGAGCGCATGCAATGTGAGAAGCGGCCAATCACAAACCTGAGCAAGAAGAAGCGTACTCAGTTGTGGGGGAACATAGAACATTCAAGTTACTTATCATTAGAAGAGCCTACAAAGCTGTCTAGTGAAGAGTTGGCGCTGATTGATAACGTTATGGGTGCTTTGTCACAAGAAGAGCGAGACGCTTATATGTCTATCTATGGCAAGGGCAACTCATATGCTGAAACGGCTGAATATTTAGGAGTAGCTAGAAGTACAGTGCAGCGTTATATAGAGAGAGCTAAAAAGAAGATTGATCACCAATTGTTATACGGGACTCAAATGCAACTGGTTTAGCGTACAAAAACTACTAATGAGTAAGTGAGGTGGTGGTTAGATGTGAATTGGGAAGAGATTCGGAAGGAATACGAAACAACTCCTATAACGATGAAAGATTTAGCAGAAAAGCATGGCGCTAAATTAGGGACGTTAAAGAGTAGAGCTAGTAGAGAAAAATGGAAAAGCAACCAAGGTAAAAAAGTTGCAACCAAAAAGGCAACCAAACGTAAAAAGGTTGCAACCGAAATAAAGAATGTTGCAACGCAAAAAGCAATAGAGGAGTTAGAAGAAAACACAGAGTTGAATGACAAGCAAAAGTTATTCTGTCTTTATTTCTCACAGTTCAATAATGCTACTAAAGCATATCAAAAAGCATATGAGTGTAGTTATGGGACAGCTCAAAAGAACTCATGGAGCCTTATGGCAAATCAAGGCATAAGAAAAG